TAAAGATGAAGAAAAGGAGAGAGACAACAATGACAAGGTATATCGCAGTAATCGAGGATCACGAGAACGAGAAGAAGCACGTGATCGGAAATGATCACGCATCGAAAGAGACCGCACTGGGCAGCCTGCTGATCGCTATGCAGCTGACTCTGCTGGAGCATGCAGGCGGAGATGCCCGTGTGCAGTTCGACGCAATCAAGACCTGTGGCATCACCGACAACGGCGAGGACGCGCTTTACATCGAGGGCAATGCCTTCAATTCCGAGACCAAAGAGTTCCCGACGGTGACCGGGTATATCTTCCGAGTGGGCGATGAAGAGGAGGAAGAGTAATGGGTGTTCCTGTTCTTATCCTGGGTGAATCCGGGTCCGGGAAGACCTACTCCATTAAGAATCTGGATCCTGAGACGACCGGGCTGTTCCTGGTCGAAAAAGGGATCCTGCCGTTCCGGAAGCGGTTCCCGAACACCGTAAAGAATGCCAACTATGGCAAGATCATCGCATCGCTGAAGCTGCACAACCTGCCTCGCTACGTGATCGATGACTCACAGTATCTGATGGCCAACGAATTCTTCGACCGGGCGAATGAAACCGGGTACCAGAAATTCACGGACATCGGCGTGCACTTCCGTGATCTGATCCACCTGGTCAACCGGCAGACACCGGACAACGTGATCGTCTACTTCCTGCATCACACCGAGCTGGACACCAACACCGGCCGGACGAAGGCAAAGACCATCGGAAAGATGCTGGATGAAAAGCTGACGCTCGAGGGGACTTTCAATATCGTGCTGCGGACGGCCAAGGAAAACGGAGAGTATTTCTTCCTGACCCAGAGCGACGGCAACGACACGACGAAATCCCCGGAGGAGATGTTCCCGGAGCGGATTCCGAATGATCTGGCCATGGTGGACAAGGCTATCCGCGACTACTACGGACTTGAGGAGGTGGCGAGCAGTGGAGCAGATTCCTGACGCACCGTGGATCCGCGACGCGGAGAACAACGGCATCCCTTCGCCTGATCCGATCCTGTGCCCGGTTTGCGGTAATGAGTGTGAAATCATCTACACAGATTTAAACCACGACGTTGTCGGGTGCAATGAGTGCATGACGCTCTGGGATCCTTATGAATGGTGGGACAGATATGGCGAGCATTAAGAATGGTTGTACAAAGTACATCACGACAGAACTGACCATTGAGGTCGGTTTTCCTGAGGATCAGGTCGTTTGCGACCTGTGCGACTTCTGCCGGAGCGAGAACGCTGGGACTCGCTTCCGGTGCATCCTGACAGCTGAAATCCTGGCATTCCATAACAAGGGTATTGGGCGGCGGTGTCCGCTGGATTTACCGAAGAAAAACGAAAGTGAGGAAAACTAATTATGAAGTCTACTGCAGATTTTAAGTCCGAACGCAACAATGGTGGCAGCTATCCGATGCTCCCGAAGGGGCTGTACATTGCCCAGATTAAGGGTGTCAAGGTCGAGGATGATGGTCCGGATCAGCGGCTCACACTTCGTCTGGATATCGTCGAGGGCGAGTATGCCGGATATTACACCAAGCGTTATAACGCTGATCAGGCACGCGGTGGCCAGTTTGAGGTGAAGTACAAGGGCGATCTGGTCCTTTATGCGGTCGACAAGAAAAACACCAGCCGTCGTTGGCCTGATTCCGATATCAAGACGTTCAACGGCGCGATCTGGGCAATCGAACAGTCTAATCCGGATTATCACTGGGACTGGAATGAACAGGGCCTGAAGGGTAAGTATGTCGGCATCAATGTCCGCATGGGCACCTACAACGGCAACCAGTACACGACGATCGGCCGTCTGGAAAGCATTCCTGAGATCAAGGAAGGCAAAGTCAAGGTCATGCAGGATGCCAAGCCGCGTGGATCCGCAGCGCAGACCGAAACGACCAGCAATGACGGATTCACTCAGGTGGATGAGGAAGTTCCGTTCTAATGGTCCTCTATGAGGATACGCGGCAACAGGCAGGAAAGCACAAGAACATCCATGCGTACTGTGAGCAGGCCGGGATCAAGATCATCCGGCAGGCACTCAATGTCGGCGACTACCAGATTGCCGGCAAGGGTGACATCAGTGTGGACACAAAGCAGGATGTTCTGGAGCTTGCTGGCAACGTGTTCCAGGATCACAAGCGATTCAAGGCTGAGTGCATGCGTGCTCAAGAATGTGGCATCCAGCTGATCATCCTGATCGAAGAGCAGCTCCCCGGAGGTCGTCTGGTTAACTGGCGGCCTTCGGTGGGCAATGTGCGATTCGATCCGGCGACACTGAGGAAGGCCATGATCACGATGCAGCATGAGTACGGCGTGAAGTTTCGTTTCTGCGATGGCCGGAGCACCGGCAAGCAGCTGCTCGAATATTTAACGGGGGTGAGACAGTAGTGAATGAAATAAAACCGATTCAGAGATATTACGACGGCCACTGGTTTCGGAGCCGTCTGGAAGCACGGTGGGCGGTCGTCCTCAAATATCTGGGCGTGCCTTATGAATATGAACCGGAAGGATTCGACCTGGGCGATGGAATGTATTATCTCCCGGACTTCCGCGTGAAATGTTATGGCCTCCGTGGAAATTACGAGCGCAAAGAACCATTTGATCTCTATATTGAGGTCAAAGGCAAGATGACAGCAGAAGATGCTGCCAAAATCAAACGATTCACGAATTGGCGCGATCAATATGGCCTCAGACAATATCCGGTTCTGATCGTCGACAAGATCCCGGACGAAGGGTGTGCAACCGGCTGGGAACTGTATGAGAATCCGGTCGGATTTGAACTGACACCGTTTAATTATGAAACGATAGACGGCGACTGGTTCGGAGCATATCCAGCAGCCACAAAAGATGGCAAGTTCTATTTATTCGGAGCGGACAGCAATTACATAAACGACGACGATGCTGACCGCATGGAATTGGCATACAGGGCTGCACGTTGTGCACGTTTTGAGCACGGCGAATGTCCGCGGTTCTGATGGAGGTGCCAATGGAACGAGAGATGATGGACAGTGGCTGACCAGACGACATTCATCAAACTGGACCGGAACATCATGGAGTGGAGATGGTACCAGGATGCAAACACCTTCCGGATCTTCGTCCACATGATCATGAAGGCCAACATTCGCGACCATGATTTTGAGGGAATCACGATCCATCGCGGAGAGTTGGCGACCAGCTTGCCGAGTCTGAGCAACGATCTGAAAATCAGCATTCAGTCCTGCCGCACTGCATTAAATCACCTAAAATCAACAGGCGAAGTAACATGCAGAAAATACCCTCACTATCAAGTAATTACAATAGTTAACTATGAGTTGTACCAGTCGTCACTAACAGGCAGATCAACAGGCGGTCAACAGGCAACTAACAGGCAACTAACAGGCGATCAACATCAATCAAAGAATGGTAAGAATGTAAGAAGGGAAAGAAAGAAAAATATATTTTCCGCGCCCACGGTCGACCAGGTGCTTGCCTTCGCAAAGTCCGAACAGCTGCCGATGTCTCAGAAGGACGCAGAACAATTTGTCTGGTTCAACGAGTCGAGAGGATGGAAGGGGACAACAGACTGGCATGCGCTGGTACGGATGAGGATCAGTCAGTTGGGCACCGGTGACGCGGATCCTGAGGAGACGGAAGAAAGGAGAGAGACATAATTGGGTTTTGTTTTCGACGAGAACGAGATCAGAAAGACCATCGCACTCATGCATCCAGATGGCCAGATGTTTGAGATCCGACTCATTGACGGCCGGTGGAACATGGCCGGAATGTTTAGCGATGCCGACACGCTCATCAAAGAGCTACGGGCCGTGAGCAACAGGATCAGGCCGGGTGCAAATGTCTATATGACGCTCAACGAGATCGACAAGGCGTGTTATGGCCGCAAACATCATGATTGTTTCATTGAGTACCAGTCACCCACGGTCGGTGACGATAACATCATCTGGTACCAATGGCTGTTGATCGACGTGGATCCCATCCGGCCATCTGGCACTAGCTCAACAAATGAGCAGCTGAAGATCTCCAGAGAGAAAGCGAAAAAGATCTATCTATGGCTGAAGGATCGCGGATGGCCTGATCCGATCATCGCGCATAGTGGCAACGGCACTCACTTGCAGTATAAGATCGACCGCAAAAA